GCATCTAAGGTTAAGTATATGCCCGAGTTCGCTGAACTTGGTTTGAAGTCTGAGCATGCTAGTAAACTTGTTAACTCTGAGGAAGTCTGGATTTATAACACGAAGTATCGTCGTCTGACTGTGTATAAACCTGCTGACAATGGTTTGATGACAGTTAAGGGAACAACTCTTGTTAACTTTGACATTGTTGCTTCTATTACTAAAACATTACGTAAGCCTGAGGTCGTGAAAGATTTTGCTGCTATGGGTAAACGTGCACTGAACAGTGCGTTCAAACAGTTGACGACTAAAGCGTCTCAGCCGAATGGTCGTATTAATGAAGAGTGCATTATTCTGAAGGTATTTTAAAATGATTCTTATCGACTACAGTCAAGTTGCTCTTGCCAACATCCTTTCGTTTAAGAAGGATTTGGTGCAGGGCAGCGAAGGTGATATCAAAAACTTGATTCGTCACACTACACTTTCTACTTTGAAATACTACAAGAAAAAGTATTCAAAGCAGTATGGTGAGATGGTTATTTGTTGCGACGGTAAAAAGTATTGGCGTAAGGACTTCTTTCCAAACTATAAAGCAGCACGTAAGAAGAGTCGTGAAGATTCCGATCTTGATTGGAACTTGATCTTTAACACATTGAGTGAAATTCGTGAGGACTTGGCAAAGCATTTCCCATATAAGGTTATGCATATTGAACGAGCCGAAGCGGACGATATCATCGCAATTCTGACTGCTCGATGCAATGAGTTCGGGACAGCTGAAGATGTTATGATTGTCTCTAGCGATAAAGACTTCAAGCAACTTCATGCTTATGACAATGTGAAGCAGTGGTCACCTATGCAGAAAAAGCAAGTGACAATTGCTAAGAAAGAGATTCATCCTTTCACCATTGAGCATATCGTGAAGGGTGATGCTGGTGATGGTGTTCCTAACATTCTGTCACCTGATGACATCTTTCTTGTTGAGGGTCGTCAAGCGCCAGTTTCTTCTAAACGTCTTCAAGAGTTTATTGATAATGGATTCATTGCTTGTCGTAATGATTCTGAGCGTCGCAACTGGCATCGTAATGCAACTCTGGTGGACTTTAAGTTTATCCCTGAGGATGTTCAGAAAGAGATCCTTGGGTCTTTTGAACTAAATAGTCCTAAAGGCGACAAGATGTCGATTATGAACTATCTTATGGAGCATCGTTGCAGATTGCTCTTAGATGAACTGGAGGATTTTTAATGTCGAAATTGATCAACGAGATCTTAGATGATGTCAGTAAGGACACAACCCTGCTGACTACTAAATATAAAACAACAACTGGACTTAAACTTATTTTGCAGTACGCATTCGATCCAGAGAAGAAGTTCCTTCTTCCTGAAACAGATCCTCCGTACAAGGCAGATAAAAGTCCAGTTGGTATGGCTCCAACAACTTTGATCTTCGAGTCTAAACGTCTATACGTATTTACTCGAAAAGACTTGACTAAGCCAAAGAGAGAACAGCTGTTTATAGACTTGCTTGAATCCATTGAGCAATCTGAAGCGAAGGTTCTTCTTGCGGTCAAGGATCAAAAGTTACAGAAGCTGTATCCAAAAATTACAAAGAAACTGGTAACAGACTTAGGACTTCTATGATCTTAGAAATTACAAAGAAAGATGGCGGCAGTGTTATCGTAACTGAGGTTAGACAGGTAACACTAAAGAGAAACATCCTTGTAATGTATAGACCGTTCGATGCATCTCAGATGACACAGATTACTATGTCGTATAATGAAGAGAGCAAGAACTATGAGAATGATGAATTTGAAGTGAGTGGTGATCTTGTGTTCAACATGGTAGCACCTCAAAGAGTTGAGCGTGTTAGAAAACCACGTGGTTACTGGGCTGTTGATCGATGCGTCAACGGTGCATGCAAAACTTAAAAATTTTTAAAAAAGTTAAAAAATAGGAAATAAATCATATAAATAGATGAAAGCAAGAAAAAGTGCTTGCTTTTAATTTTAACCTGGACTATAATTCCTTCTATGAAATCGATACAGTTACATTCCTTTTATTGCCAGCCTGAGATTTTTAATCTTACAGGTAGCTGGAATGCATCACGTAGAGATTCAGCTGAGGGTTTGAAAATGTAACGTAACAGGTTACTAGAATTCCAAACCCTCGATGATGAAAGTCTTCGAGGGTTTTTTGTTTTGGGAGTTGACATTAAATTCCCACTGCTATATGATAGCAGTTCGTTCCTTAAAAATTTAGACGTTAGTATATACAATTACGGTGTGGTGTAATGGCAGCACTGCAGTCTCCAAAACTGTTAGTGGGAGTTCGAGTCTCTCCACCGTAGCCAATGTCGCTTTAGCTGATGTGGTCATAGCAGATGCCTGAAGAGCTTCGGAACGTGGTTCGATTCCACGAGGCGACACCAAAGTTTATGTGACTGTAGTTCAGAGGATAGAACAACTGCCTTCTAAGCAGTGGGTCGCAGGTTCGAGTCCTGCCAGTCACGCCAGTATATATGCGAGTGTGGTGGAATGGTATACACAGCAGACTTAAAATCTGCCGCCGAAAGGTATGTGGGTTCGAGTCCCACTACTCGCACCAAGTTTTAGGATACTTGCAGCAAAAACATTTTCGCATATAGAGCGAGAGGTTGTTGGTTCGAGTCCAACTTTTTCCATTGGAAAAATAGCACAATTGGTTAGTGCACTAAAAAAGTATCCTGTTGTTTATGGAAGTGTGGCAGAGTCTGGTTTATTGCACCTGTCTTGAAAACAGACGAACAGAAATGTTCCGTGAGTTCGAATCTCACCGCTTCCGCCAAGTTTAAGAATCGGTTCAGCAAACAATTATGTAGCTCATCGGTAGAGCATTTGCCTTCCAAGCAAACGGAGTGGGTTCGATTCCCACCTTAAAACGATTCTGTTATTTTGGTGAGTTGGATGAGTGGCTTAAATCAGCAGTTTGCTAAACTGTCGTTCATAGAAATGTGGACCGTGGGTTCGAATCCCACACTCACCGCCAAATGTGCTCCTGTAGTTTAACGGTAAAACTCCGAGCTTATACCTCGGCGATGCCTCTAGATGAGGGGATGATACAGGTTCGAATCCTGTCGGGAGTACCAACTAACAAGGAGAACAATCATGGGGGAATGGTAGTGTTAGTCCTTTTGTTTATGTTGTGGTTGGTGATAAAAGATATACGATAATGCACGCATGACTGAATGGTAAGGTAGCTGTCTGCAAAACAGATGTTCGTAGGTTCGATTCCTACTGCGTGCTCCAAAAAAAAGTGCTTTACTTTAATTTTTAATTCGTATATACTATCGTCTAAGTTGTTAAGATTCTTTAAAAATTTGATACGCAATGCACGGTTCGTCTATTGGTTAGGACATTACCCTTTCAAGGTAGGAAGACGGGTTCGATTCCCGTACCGTGTACCATACTAAAGCACACTGTGTGTCAGACTGCTTCGGCGAATTGATAAACATTAAGTTGAGATAGTGTGCTTTAGTATGGTTATTGGGTGGTGCCCCTGTCGGCGGTCTGTAAAACCGTTACTCTAAGAGATAGGAAGTCGAGTTCGTGGAGCGTTACCATCACCACCCACCAATACCCATGTAGCTCAGTGGTAGAGCATCGTCTTGATAAGGCGAGGGTCGGTGGATCGTTCCCACCCATGGGTACCAAAAGTTTATTGCCAAGTAGCTCAGCGGTAGTAGCAGTTGACTGTTAATCAATTGGTCGTAGGTTCGATCCCTACCTTGGCAGCCAGTTCTGGTTACCACTTTCCTGAAAGTGGCGTGGGGACACGATATTGATCTCGGTGGCTATGGCACCGTCAGCGCAATGCAGAGCAGACAACATAGCAGCGTTCATTATGCGTGACAGATATTCAACATAATGTGGACAGAGTAACAACTCAGCATAGGGGCGATGACTAGAAACCACGTAGCCTAAGCAATAATTTCGCATCGTTAACTCAGTGGTAGAGTGCCACTCTTACAAAGTGGAGGTCGGGAGTTCAACCCTCTCACGATGCACCAAGTTTTAGGATTCTTTCAGCATACAAATAACTTTACTGGAAATAAAGCAAAAGCGAATCCTGTTGTATTGCCCCATTGGTGAAATGGATAATCATACGATGCTACGAACGTCGTGGTGGAGGTTCGATTCCTTCATGGGGTGCCAAGCTGTTGGGGTGTAGTGTATCGGCGAGCACAGTTGACTTTGACTCAACTAGACTAGGTTCGAATCCTAGCATCCCTGCCAAAAATAAAACGGAAAGAAACGATCCGTCTCTGAAAAGAGTTTAGCAAGGGTTTGATGTGGTAATGACTTCGGCATCATGTAATAGTCAGTTCCTTGTTAGTTTTCGAATCTATGGTGTCCTTAGTGTAGAGGTTCGCACCTCGCTCTGTGAAAGCGATAGTATGGGATCGTTCCCCATAGGACACCCCAAAGAACTCGCCTTTGCTGATGGCGTATAGTAGGATAAGTAATCAGCAACCATGGTGATATAGCAAAGTGGTAATGCGCTTTCTTCATACGGAAGTTATCGTAGGTTCGAATCCTACTATCACCACCAATAAATATTTTCTTTAAGAGGAACAAGGAGATGAGATGAATGTCCTAGCACTAGACGCTTCTGGTTTACCTAGAAGATGGATAAATTTTGAAGATGCTATCACGTATCATGCGAAAGGCATGGTTGTGTGGTCTCTCGGTGAAACATTAGCAACATTCCGTGGTGGTGTAAACAACCATGGGGTTGAGTCTGTGTTATCAACACCATCTATCATTGCGGTAAAGGGTAGCGGATTCTCTATCGAAAAGTTTGGTAGAGTTGTGCTAACTAACAAATCTTTGTTCTCTAGAGACAAACATGTTTGTGCTTACTGTGGTGATCATTTTACTACACCGCATCTATCTCGTGACCATGTCATACCTAGATGTGAAGGTGGTGAAGATACTTGGACTAACGTAGTTACTGCATGTAAACCATGTAACATGAAGAAAGGTCGGAGATTGCTTGAAGACATCAACATGAAATTATTGTATGTTCCATATGAACCAAATCATTACGAACATATGATTCTGTTGAATCGCAACATTCTTGCTGACCAAATGGAGTATCTATTGTCAGGTGTGCCAAAAAACAGTAGATTGCATGCTTGACATTATTCTCTGAGTATAGCATAATTACTACTTACTATTCGATAAGTCCTCTATGAGTCGTAGGTCGAAAACTACGCTTGAGGCAATTAAAGGGGATTCGTTGGGAGAACGACATCTGTTCGGTAGCGTTGGGTTATCTTGGGGCTGACCGAACACCATGGGGGATTAGCTCAGCTGGGAGAGCAGTAGCTTTGCAAGCTAAAGGTCAACGGTTCGATCCCGTTATCCTCCACCATTTTGTTGAGTGCTTTGTAAGCACAGAGGCATGATCAAGCGTTATGTAACCGAAGCAATAAACAGTAAACTCGAGTAAAGCTGTTGAGCGAGGCAT